ACTGCTCCTTTAATAGTTAAAAATGCATTATCAATAGATGTTCCATTATTAGTATCATTACCATCTTTTGCAACATAAAGAACATTTGGAGCAGAGTTAATACCAGAAGCACTAGAATTAATACTTACACCAGCACCAATGAAAATTGTTGAATTGGTAACAGTAACCAAACCAACACTAATTGTATTATTAGTACCGTCAATCTCAACAGAAGATGTACCAATGGTTAGGATACCAGTTATTCTTGTATCACCTTCTACTAGAAGTGCAGTAGTAGCAGATCCAGTCTTTACATTTAATCCACTTCTGAAAGTACTGAATCCAAATGCATCTTGGTTAACTACATCTTCATAATGAGCAGTTCCCGCAACAGTAATATTACCATCAAAATATGCTACATCATCAGTTGTATTACCAGCACCAACATATAAGTTATATCCAGATCTAGCAGTAGTACCAATACCTACATTTTTAAGGGTGTGAACACCAACATTATTTGATGCCCATGTTCCACCAGCACCAGCAGAACCCCCTGCTTTGGGTTCCCATACACTGTATGTTGTATTATATGCTAAAACCCATCCATTAGTTTGAACACCAGCTCCAACATCAACATCCTCCAGATCGGACATAATTCTAGCACCACCGCCACCAAAGGTTGATAACTGTTGCTGAACACGATTAATGAATAATCTATAGTGGGATTGTAAATCATCTAAGGTTACATACTCTTGATCTAAGGGAGTAAGAGGATCAGAATTTTTTACATCAGGAGGAATGTTTAAAAGACCTTCTTGAAGAAGTTTATTTTCTTCTTTAAATGCACCAACGTTTTCTTCTAAAGTCTTAACTTGTTTTTCTAAGTCACTCTTTACACCTGATAGATTTTTTTCATTTATTTCCGTAACTCTTCTTACAAGATCCTCTACATCTATAGTCTCTACTACATGTTCCCAATCTTTTGTTAACTTTTCAATATGTTTTTCATTAACAGTAAAATCAACTTTAAGATCCTTAACCTTTTTAGAAAAATCTTCTTGGAAAAGATCTACTTCACTCTTTAATTCATTAAAGAAAGTAGAGGTACTAGTATCTAAATTCTCTTGTATGTCACAAATATTTTCTGTAAGATGATTCTCTACTCCAGAAACTCTTTTTGAAAAAGATTCTAGTTTAGTAAAGTATTCTTCTAATTTTTTATCACTTTCTATTTCACGATTTCTAAAATCTTTTCTATAATTATTGGCAAGAGCTTTAGACTCCTTAACTACTGTTTCTATTTTAGAAAGTTGATCAGATAAAACATTCTTTATTATTCCATCTTTATTATCAATATTATCCTGAAGATCAGTAACTCCTTCACAAATAGAATCTATTCTTTTATCTAAAGCAACAATATCTTTTGCTAATAATCCAGATGTACTTTCTGCTTTTAATTTAGATTCTACTAAATCTTTTTTATAGGTATTAGCACGTTCTTCAAAACGTTGTTCTACTTCGCTAATATTATCTTTATATTTTTCTCCTATTGATGTTACTGCGTCTTCAACTTTCTTCTCACTTTCTTCAATTCTATCTTCTGTTTTTAATTCAGTCTCAGCAAAAAACTTTTGATATTCTGGTAAATCTTCTTCTAATAATTTTTTAACTCTAGTTCCAATACTTTGAACATCTTCTTTAAGAGAAGAAAGACTTTCTTCATTTAATGCTTCAATGTTATCACTAATATTAGCAACTTCTTCCTGAACACCCTTTCCTAAAGTTTCAAAAGATTCTCTTACAGTTTCTTTAAAATCAACAAATCTACTATCAACTCTAGTTTCAGATTCAACAATTAAATTTCTATAGGTAGGTACTTCATCTCCTATGAAATTATTTACCGCTTCGGATAAAGTATTAAACTCTTCTTTTATTTCTAATACTGAATTAGAATTTAATGTTTTAACTCTATCCTGTACATCTCTTATAGCTTCTTCTACAAAAAGTAAATGAGCCATCATGGCATCATCAAGATCTTTCTTACTGGTAAGATCTTTAATACTTTCTCTTATTTTCTCAACACTACCCGATAAAGTTTCAACTCTCTCAGCATTTGCTTTAAAGGTATCAACTGATTCTACAAAATCATTTAATGCTTGAATATTATTTAAATTATTTTTAAAAGAATCAAAGGCTTCAGAAATTTTCTCTACCTTTTCAGGTTTAGCATTCTTTAGTTCTTCCTTTACATTATCAAAAGAAGAATTTGGATTCTTATCGTAAAATTCTGAAGGCTTCTTAAGTGGCACTCTATTTTATCCCCATCTATAACTATATTTATTTTAGTCTTTTTTAAGACTTTCGCTCTTAATCAATTTTGCAAGATCTGCGGTGGATCCAACAAAAAGTGCATTATTAACGGTTGATGGTCCTTTTGCTACGGTCTCCTCATTAACATCCTTCAATTTTTTCTGAAGATCTATTAATTTATCAGTAGCATCAGAAACACTTTTGATCAACTGACCAGCAACTTCATATGCTCTTGGCATTTCACTTTCTTGAGCAATTTCAAGAATACCATCAATAGCTTCTTGACCTTTCTCAATTATACTATAAAGATTACCTCTTGTATATTCATAATCTCTAGTAATATCATCTTTAGTAAGACGATCAGGTTTTTCTTTTTTAACAACCTCAGTTTTTTCTTCTTCTACTACCTCTGGTGTAATATTAAAAGTTTTATCTAATTTATCGGTCATGAGATAGTACCATCAAATCCAAAGTTATCACCATCTTCAATAAGAGCATTGTCATCATAAGTAACAGTAGTATCTGTTGCCGATGTTATTGGGTTAATTACTCTTAAAGCAGATCCTTTAACATGAGAAGCAGCAAGAGTATTATCTTGTGCTCTTTCAACAATAATAGAATTTGTATTTACTGTAGTTATCTTCATTTCTTCTTCATCAATATAACAGTAAGTTGCATTTGCAGGATCAGAAGGATCTAAGAAAATATTAGAGGTAGAAACAACTTTAATTTCTACTTCAGTAAGATCAACATCTTCCTCTAAGGTAGTTGTTATAGGACCACCATAACTCTTAGTTGCTCTAGGAGTAACTCTATATGTAAGATCTCTTTGTGTATTGGTGGTATCTGTGCCAGCAAGGTAACTAACTCTAACACTCTTAACAAGATCTCCAGTAGCACTAGCAGATGGACCAAACATGTAGGTCTTAGCAGTAAATCTTAATGTATAAAGAAGAACTCTTCTAGTCTCAAAGTCTCCTTCATAATCATCCTGCATTGTAATATTTTCTAATACAATTGGAATATCTCTTTTCTCTTTAATATTTTCTACTAAGGTAACCGTAACATTATATGCTGGTTGGAAATAAGGAAGTATCTGTTCTACAATCTGTAAGGCATCATCATTTAATTTACACATAATAGCAAGTTCAAATTGCATATTATATGGAACTGGCATATATGATTTCTTAGTTTCAGTTCCATCATCAGGATTTTTTACAGTAAACTGTTGAGTAGTGGTTACTTTTCTAGTAGGATCATAAGTAAGTCCAGTAAACTCAAAAGACATTCTAGGCAGAGTAATTGCCGTTGCCTTATTTAAATCAGGTGTTTGATTTAAACGTGCTAAAAACTTTTGGGTAGGACCATATGCCAGAGGAACTCTTATATTAGATCCTTCTTGTTTAACGGTGATTCCATTAAAAAGAGTACCAAATGATATGATAGTTCTTCTCAGAATCTCGTTATAAAAATACTCAAACATGATTCTAGTCCTAGTATAATATATTTATACCCAACGTGTAACCACTAGTTCTATGGAATTATCATCCATTTCCCATTCCTCTTCTACCTTAAATCCCATTTCTTTAACTTGATTATGAACAGTCATACGAGCATATTGTTGAGTAACCTTTTCAACAAATCTCTTTGGAGGAACTGGATCTTTCCAAGTTTGTATATCTGCTACTAGTTCATACTCACCATTACTATTCAAACGAAATCCAATATCACTCCCTATAGAAACATCAACCTTTACTTTTTCATGTTGATGATCGAGAGGATTTATTAGCTCTTGATTTTCTTGAACTTCATATTGAAGAAGTTCAAGTGCCTCAATAAGTTGAGGTTTGTTCTTAATCTTGGTCTTTATTGTGCTGAAGTGAGACATGTTCGTTGACAATAGCGGGTTGATAAAATTCAGGTTTGAATTGACGAGTTTCTAAAACTCCAAGTTTATTATCTATTTGTTCAGTAAGTTCTAAGCATTCAGCAGAAGCAGCTCCAATAACTTCTTCAGTTACGTGACCGTCCTGTCTAATGGTAAATTTAAGTGTTTGTTTTTTTGTCATTATAATATTATAGCATAAACACCTATGGAGTGCCAAATGGATTCTGTTCAGTAAAGTCCATAATAGCATCTGCTTGTGTTTCTATTTCCAAATTATCAGCAAATCCATCATCCGTCGGATCAAGATCAATTAATCTTACAGTATGACTTGCACCTGATGTTTGTCCTACCAACTTCTCTCCTCTTGTCCATGTTCCACTTACAGATGCTAATTCTATTACATTCGTAGTACCGTTCCATGTTCTCACTCTTGCAGTGGTTCCACTGGTCTCTCCTGTAACAACCTCATTAAACTTGTAATTTCCTGTATTATCAAGAGCAGGATCCTGAATAGTTAGAGTAGGAGCAGTGCTATATCCAAGACCAGCGTTGGTTATATTAATAGCAGTAATTGTACCTGCGGAACTTACAACAGCAGTTGCAGCAGCAGAAACAGTAGTAACACCTGTCTTAAATATTTCATTACTAAATGTTATTGTTGGGTTAGTAGTATATCCAACACCACCCACATAACCGCCAGCACTGGTTAAAGTTACTATACCGATGACATTATCACCAATGACAGAAGTGGCAGCAGCACCGCTTCCTCCACCGCCAATAAAGGCAATCTTAGGAGCAACTGTATATCCAGAACCAACGTTCTCTAAATCTACATGCTGAACAGATCTGGTAGCAGGGTTAACGTTATCAGTACACGCCACAATTCCTCCTATTAATCTTACAGTAGCAATACCTGTTACACCACCAGAAGGAGCAGATGATATGGCAACAGTTGGTTGTCCCAAATATCCACCACCCCGATTAGTAATATCAATATATCGAATACCACCATCGGTTACAATACCAGTAATAGCAGTAGCAGTTACACCTGTACCTACAAGAGTAAGAGTTTGAGTTGGTCCAATAAGAGTAGAGACACCACCATCTTCACCAGTTACACCATCATAATCTCCTCCTATTAGACTATCATCAATCTCCTCAACCCCAGTATCAATAACCTCATCCTCATAACGGAATATTTCACATTTAAGAGTATAAACATAAGTCTTCATTAATTGGTAGAAAGGTTTTTCATGCTCTACAAACTTGATTTCAAATAATCT